ATGATAGAAGCCACAAACCGCTTGGTTATGGCGCTGATAAATCAAGTCAATGAGGATTTGCAACTTGGCTCACCTTCTAAACTTATGGCGAAAAAGGGCATGCAAACCGGACAGGGTTTTGTTGAAGGACTTATGGCGCAAATACCCAATATAACAAATGCAATGAAGCAAGCTATAGTAGGGCCAGTTAGTGGGCCGGTGCTGAGTGGTGGGAGTAGTTCACGAGTAGTTAATAACAACTTTAACATGGCAGTGAATACGGGCGCGAGTCCGCAAAATGTCATGGCGCAATTTGAAATTGCAAGGGCAATGGCCTAATGAAAGCAGAGGACAATGCGAAAGTTACTAGCAGTTATTCTGTTTTTGATTCTAGTCTCTACCAGCTATGCACAAGAACCGCATAAAGTATATTTACCAATTATCATGAGACTTAAAGAAGATATAAAAAACTCGTGGCAGATAGTTAAGCCGATTAGCACAGTTAATAGCGTGCTTAACCCTTCCGCCGAATTAACCGGTAATTTTGCGGCTGTCGGTAGTGCTACTATCACCCGTGTTACTACCTATCAAAAGTACGGTCTCAATTCCTACCGTGTGCAAACCACCGCCACTAATACGGGGCTATCGCTAACTACTGGCACGCTGACAAATGCCACTCATTGGATGACGGCGCGGATACGTGGCAGATTACCCCGCGAGTTACGCTTCTCAATTGGCCCTGATTCCAAGAAAGCCATCTTACTTGAAAAGATAGATGATGCCTGGGCTTTGTATGGTGCGCTGTTTGGTGCATCGGAATCGAATGGCAGGACAGCGGCAAGCATCACTCAGTTCGGCACAGGCAGTGGTGACTTTTATGTTGATGGGATTCAAGTCGAAGCACAGCCAGACTGGACTACTTATGTTGACGGTACGCAAGAGGGATGCGCCTGGGATGGTGTGGATCACGCCAGCACCTCTAGCCGTAGTGGTGAAAGTAGCGCGGGCGGTATACCGCAGGACTTGTATCAAGAGTACAAGTTCTTTGTGACCAAGATAGTTGGCGCGGGTGCATCTACGCAAGAGTTAAACGTAGACTCCTACGCACTTCTACCCGGTGGTGAGATGAACAGCTTAAAGGTTCAGTCTCGCCAGTTTACGCTTATCGGCAAGTTCATCACCGATACTGAACTTGAGTTACACGATAACCGGCAAGAACTTATCAAGCTGCTAAAAACTAGCACGCCAGACCAACCGCTACGGTTGCGCTTTAACAATGCACGAGTAGAGAAAGAAATAAGCGTCTTTTATCAGGGCGGCTTAGAAGGTGACTTAGCCGCGTTCTATGGCAGTTTTGAGTCGATTGAGGATAATCAGTGGGGTGAGACAAAAGAGTTTGTAGAGAAAGCCGCGATTCAATTCTTAGCACCTGACCCGTATTGGTATGAGGTGGGGGAGAGTGCGGCGAGTCTGAATAATGCGTCAAGTAATGACTTATACACTGAACCGGATACAATTGATACTGCCACGTTTAGACTAGTGGCAGGTAGGTTAAGAAGCACCGGGCAATGGGATGCGTTAGGGCCGCCGAATGTGGCAGGAACGTACTTCGCAGTTAATGCTATTGCTGAAGATGCTACTTATGTTTATATAGGTGGCAATTTCCAGAATTTCGATAATATAGCCAATGCTGATTATATTATTCGGTATAATAAACAGACAGGAGTTTATTCGGCTTTAAGCACGGGAATGGACGGCCCTGTTAATACTTTGGCTATTGGCCCGAACGGAATATTATATGCCGGAGGTAGCTTTACCTCCGCCGGAGGAGTAGCGAATACACTCCGTATTGCTTCTTGGGATGGTGTGACTTGGGCCGCTTTGGGTACAGGAGCAAATAATGTTGTTCGTGCTTTGGTTGTTGGTCAAAATGGGCTACTCTTCGCCGGAGGCAGCTTCACTACTATTGGCGGCGTTGCGGCTAATAGGATTGCTTCCTGGGATGGTATAATATGGACTGCTTTGAGCACAGGAATGAATCAGCCTGTTTTTGCCCTGACCATTGCAGTAGATGGAATATTATATGCTGGAGGTAGCTTCACTACCGTTGGGGGAGTAGCAACTAACTATATTACTTCCTGGAATGGTTCAGCCTTTTCATCATTGGGTAGTGGTATGAATAATACAGTCACTTCCCTAGCTGCCAATCCATCAGGAATTTTATACGCTGGAGGGATATTTACTTCTGCAGGGGGTAATGCGGCAGCACGTGTTGCCTCCTGGAATGGTACAGCATGGTTGGCATTGGGAAGTGGGGCAGACGATGAGGTTCAGGCCCTAGCTATTGGTCAGGATGCAATGTTATATGCGGGAGGTCAGTTTACAACGGCAGGTGGTATTAATTTAGCTGACAGGGTAGCGCGTTGGAATGGCTATTCCTGGGCACACCTGGATCTCGACTTACCTGGGTCGCCTATTGTGACTGCTATTTTAGCTAGTAAGTATGTTGACCCAGTTATCAAGCAAAAGTACAACTTATTCTTAGGATTCGATACCACTGGCACGGGCTATTTTGGTGGTAAATTTACCGTTACCAACAGTGGCAATGTGCCTGCTTTCCCCTTAATAATTTACTTCCGTTCAGGTGGTACATTCGCTATTGTTGAGACGCTGAAGAACGAACGAACGGGTAAAGAACTGCTGTTTGATTACTCTCTGTTGAGTGGCGAGACGCTAGGCATTGATTTAACACCGACTAACAAGACTATTATATCTAGCTTTTTCGGGCCTTCGTTGCGGGCGATTCTGGCAAACTCGGACTTTGGCTCATGGGCTTTGCTACCGGGTGATAATGATGTGACAACGTTTGTCAGTGTAAGTGGTGGGCCGACGCTGACCGCATATTTGCTGTGGCGAGATACCTATGACAGTTGGGATTAAATGTCAAAGTTAAGTGTGATTATCCCAAGTAGAAATGAAAAGTTTCTACCCCAAACTATAGATGACATATTCAAGAAGGCTACAGACCCTATCGAAGTCATCTGTGTACTTGATGGGTACTGGCCCAATCCTCCCCTGAAGGAATACCCGAATCTAATCACCATTCACCGCTCAACGCCTCAAGGCATGAGAGCGGGTATCAATGCGGCGGCGGCTATTGCTAAGGGGAAGTACTTGATGAAATGCGACGCTCATTGCCTATTCGCTGAAGGTTTTGATGAAGTATTAAAAGCCGACTGTGCCGACAACTGGATTATCATTCCGCGTCGGTACAGCCTTGACGCTGAAAATTGGCAGCGATGTGAGGATAAAGAACCAATTGACGCGATGCATTATTTTTGGCCGTATGAACATCCCGACGATTTGGGATTGCACGGTAGACCTTGGATGGAGCGCAGCAGGGAGCGCAAGCATATCCCAATTGATGAGGATGTAACGTTTCAGGGTAGCTGTTGGCTTATGCACGCTGAACATTTTTATAAACGACTAGGGGGATTAAGCGAAGTTGGATTCCGTACTTTTATGGCAGAGCCGCAAGAGATCGGGCTAAAAACTCAGCTTGGGCATTGGGAAGGTAAAGTAATGCGGAACAAGAAAACTTGGTACAGTCACCTCCATAAAGGCAAGACTTATGGGCGTATGTATTTTATGAGTTCGTCTGAACGCACAGAAGGCAATGCTTTTTCATTTGATTTCTTTTGGCGGAATCGATGGACAGAGCGGGCGCATGATCTCGAATGGTTAATTGATAAATTTCCACTTCAACCCGGTTGGCCTGAAAACTGGCGGGACTATGCTCATTAGCTTCTGTGTCCCCATTCATAACCGACTTCACGACCTAAAGATAACAATACCTTACCTCATTACGGCGGCCCAAGCCTCGCCCCCTATTGAGATTGTCGTTTTAGACTATGGCTCAACTGATGGTTTGGCAGACTACGCAAAAGGGCTAGATTGTGTCACTTATCACAGATACGAAAGTGATTATTTCCACAAAGCCCACGCCTTTAACTTGGTGATTCTAGTCTCAAAAGGCAAGTACTTTGTCCTTCTAGGCGCTGACGCTTACCCGCATAGAGATTACATAAAGACTATTCGTGAACTAATCACACAGGGTTGCATTTGGATGCGAGCCAGTGAGCTATGCGGGATTTTCGCTTGCCAGCACGGGGAATTTATTAACGCTGGCGGTTATGATGAACGGTTTGAATTTTACGGGCCGGAGGATAGGGATTTAGATTTACGCTTGCAACGGCGTGGTAGTGAGTTTGGATTAGTTCCTAACGGGTTAATGAGCGTCATTCCAACGTCCGATGAGGACAAAGTAAAAAACTTTCGTCTGAAATTATCCAAGCAAGGGATGGGCAGGTTAATGCGGCCTATCTTTGAAGAGAATATCGCCAATGGCGTTTTAGTGGCTAATCAGGGGAGAGAGTGGGGGCAGTGGATCTAAGCGTACTTATCCCTAGCAGGAATGAGGAGTTCTTACTTAATACCGTTAATGACGTGTTAGCCAACATTCAGGCTGATACTGAGATTATTTGCGTACTTGACGGAAGCTGGCCTATTGAACCAATCCCAGATAGCCCTCGCATAACCCTAATTCATCACCCTACATCCATCGGCCAGCGTGCAGCAATCAATGAAGCGGCGCGGGTATCTACTGCCAAGTATGTAATGAAATTTGATGCTCATTGTGCTGTTGCCCCTGGTTTTGATAAGGTACTGCTAGAAGATATGCAACCCGATTGGACACAAGTACCCATCATGCGAAACTTACACGTATTCGACTGGGTATGTGATTGTGGGCATCGAATGTACCAGAGGCCAACGCCGGAGTCATGTCCAAATTGCAATGGACAAATGACAAAAGAGATAGTCTGGATTGCCAAGACTAATCCTCAAAGTAAAGCATATTGCTTTGATTCTACCCCTCACTTTCAGTACTTTGGAGAGTTTAGCAAGCGGCCTGAAGGCAAAGGCGACTTAACGGAGTCCATGAGCTTGCAAGGTTCATGCTTTATGATGACCAGAGAGAGATACCTAGAGTTGGAGGTATGCGACGAATCTATTGGCAGTTGGGGCAGTCAAGGAATCGAAGTCGCCTGTAAGACGTGGCTATCGGGTGGTAGGGTGATAGTCAATCATCGAACATGGTACGCACATCTGTTTAGGAAGTATGGCGATTTCGGCTTTCCGTATCCGTTAAGCGGTAAGGAAACGGAATATGCTAAAGAACAAGTTAGAGAGTTATTCTTTGAGAATAGATGGCCTAAGCAAATTAAGCCACTATCCTGGCTGGTTGAAAAGTTTTGGCCCGTACCAGGATGGACTGATGAGGACCTGAAACGAATAGCGCCAAGTAAAGCAGCAATTTATTATACCGACAATCGGCTCGATTCTAACATAATGCAAGTTTGCCAGAATCAACTTAAGCAAAGCTTAAACGGTCACAAGCTGGTATCCGTCTCACTCAAACCACTAGACCTTGGCGAGAACATCACACTAGATTTAGAGCGCGGGTATCTAACTATGTTCAAGCAGATTCTGGCTGGCTTAGAGGCTTGCATGGCTGATGTCGTTTTCTTATGCGAGCATGACGTTTTGTACCACCCTTCACACTTTGATTTTACCCCACCTGATAGAACCAAGATTTATTACAACGCAAATGTATGGCACTTAAGAGTATCGGACGGTCACGCCGTTTATTACACGGCTAAAAGGACAAGCCAACTATGCGCCTATCGAGATGTACTAATCAGACATTATCGCAAACGTGTGGCCTTAGTTGAGCAAGACGGCTTCAGTCGCAAGATGGGTTTTGAGCCTGGAAGTCATAACCGCACTGAGCGAGTGGACGATCTGAAGTCTGATACTTGGCAGAGTGAGCATCCCAATGTGGACATAAAGCATGACCAAAATTTGACACCGGCTCGGTGGAAACAAGAGGCTTTTAGAGATAAAAGAAATTGCCAGAATTGGCAAGAGTCCGATGAGATACCCTATTGGGGGGTAACTAAAAATATATTTATGGAGGTGATTTGAAATGGCAGTTTTACAGGATGTTGATAGATTTGATGTTTGGGCTGAAGCGATGCGTGAATGGAGTAGGGAAGCGCAGACGGTTGGGGTAAATAAAGCCGATCTCAGGGTGGCAGTAAATGCTATCGACGATTGGGTAAATATAAACGCTTCCGCCTTCAATGCGGCCATTCCGCAGCCGGCACGTGCTGCACTAACCGCACCACAAAAAGCATTGCTGCTCATGTACGTCATTCAAAAACGATCTGCGAAGGGGAACTAACTGATGACTACTACCCGATGTATAGGAACGCCCTATTCTGCTGAATTTCCAGCAGCTAATTTTCCGCAATTGCAACTGGTCAACCGTCGTCCAGTTTTATCTTTTGATGCGGCCACAGATGAAACGACTTACTGGACCTTCGTCGCTTGGCAGGGGCTAACCGGCACAATGACTCTTATTATTAGTTACATGATGGCTTCTGCTGTAGCTGACGAAGTTGGCTTTCAGGCTCAAATTGAGGCCGTTACCGATGGAGACGCGACCGACCTTGACGCAACAACCTCATTTGATAGCGTCAATAATTCAGCCTCTGTCACCGTACCGGCTACAGCCGGCTATATTGACCAAATTTCAATCACTATGACTAATCAAGACAGTATCGCAGTGGGGGATTATTTCCGACTTTCGGTGAATCGTGATGCGGATGGATCGGCCATCACCGATGATGCGACGGGGGACTGTCACATACTCGCAGTTGAATTGAGGGACGCAGCATAAATGGCAGTTCGCTTCAATGCGTCAGGTGAATACCTACAATTGACAAGCGGGGTATTCAATAATAATACCGCCTATTCGTACTGTTTTTGGTTTTTCTATCCGACAACTTGGACCGCAAACAGGGTTGTGGTATCTGTTGATGCGGGTGTATATGATGCCAATTTTGATTTTGTCTTTACTCGCCCTGATGGATTTCTGGCTATCCATGATAGTATTGGTGGATACGGTGAAAGCTCAAGCGCGTTCGCGGTAAACACTTGGTATCATTTGGCCGTTGTTCGCTCATCGGCCACAAATATAAAGTTGTATATCAATGGTGTTCTTGAAGCAACAGATACGGGGGATGTTTCGGCCCGGCCTGTGGCTACTCGGTTCACATTAGGCAGTCAAAGTGCCAGTCCATACGACTCGTGGGATGGCCGGATGGCTTATTGTAAAGCCTGGACCGCAGAACTGACCGCTGCCGAAGTTTTACAGGAAATCTATGTAATCAGACCGGTCAAATTCGATAATCTTTATGGATTTTGGCCGCTCTTTCCTGGCGCGGCGGAACGACTGATTGATTACTCAGGCAACGGGCGCAATCTGACGGCTGGCGGCACGCTAACCGATGAAGACCCGCCGCCGGTCAGCTGGGGAGCGGGTCTATCTTATTCTCAATTCGTAGCAGGTGGTAGCCCCAGTGCCTCAGTATCTCCCAGCGTTTCCCCTTCAGCCAGCGTCAGCCCGTCCGTTTCGCCTTCGGTCAGTCCCTCCGTCAGTGTTAGTCCGTCTGCCAGCGTAAGTCCGAGCGCTTCGATTTCGCCATCGGCATCCATCAGTCCAAGCGCATCTGTTAGCCCTAGTGTTAGCCCATCAATATCACCAAGCGCATCGGTTTCGCCCTCCGCTTCTGTCTCACCTTCAGTTAGTCCATCAATTTCTCCTTCTGCTTCAGTTAGTCCAAGTGCGTCGCTTTCGCCATCAGCATCCCTGAGTCCGAGTGCCAGTGTTAGTCCTTCGATATCGCCTTCGGTATCTCCCAGTGCCAGTGTATCGCCGAGTGCCTCAGTAAGTCCGAGTGCTAGTGTCTCACCTAGTGTCTCGCCTAGTGTAAGTCCTTCTGCCAGTGTTAGCCCGTCAGCATCGGTATCTCCTTCAATCTCGCCATCGGCTTCGGTTTCGCCATCGGCGTCGGTTAGCCCGTCCGTTTCGCCATCCGCCTCAATCAGTCCTTCAGCCAGTGTTTCGCCTAGTGCTAGTGTTTCGCCATCTGTTAGCCCATCTGCCAGTATATCCCCCTCTGCCTCGGTTAGCCCGTCGGTTTCACCATCTGCTAGCGTGAGTCCATCTACTAGCGTCTCTCCAAGTGTTAGCCCCAGTGCTAGCGTTTCGCCATCGGCGTCGGTATCGCCTTCAGCCAGTGTTTCACCTAGTGCTAGTTCACCTTCAGCCTCAATTAGTCCTTCTGCTAGTGTTTCCCCCAGTGCCAGTGTAAGCCCATCGGCTAGTGTCTCGCCTTCAGTTAGTCCATCTGCTAGCGCCTCGGCGTCGGTTAGTCCGAGTCCCAGTCCAGGGCCAGCCGGGACTGCTATTCGTATTTCTCCTGTTAGTAGAGTTGGTGCAGGTTCCTATGAGATATGGCTGACAAGTGACACGGGTTCACGGTTGGCACATCTGACTACTATCACGGCCCTTACCGCTTCACGGGTAGTCAATGGCGTAGGCTGGTTTGCGTTGAAAATGCCGCTGTCATTCAACATTAACATGATAGCTGTAGATAGGATGATTCAAATATGGCGACAACCACGCGGTGGGGTGATGTCGCTGTGGCGGCCTTACTTTTTGCGCAAATGGGTATTTTCGACCGAGGGGAGTAAAGAAATTGTGACGATGGAGGGACCATGCGTAAACGATGTGCTGCGGCGTAGAATCATAGCGGCTTATAGTGGTTCAGCGCAAGCCAGTAAAACAGATTTTGCCGATGATATGATGAAGGAAGTTGTAACTCAGAGTATAGCCGATGGAGTTGCACCTGTGCCAGCAGCAGGTACGCGGGTATGGAGTAATTTCAGCATACAAACTGATGCAAGCGCCGGGCCGACAATTACCAAGTCGTTTCCATTTGATACGCTTCTAAGTGGCTCAGGCAACGGTGTACTACCCGTATTAGCGCAGGCAGCGCGCGAGGCTGGTACTGAGGTGTTTTTTAGTGTTGAACCTAATGCCGTTACGGGTAGTAGTTTAACCTTACAATTTCAAACCAAGATAAGCCAACCAGGGCAGGATGTAACTAGCTTTGTGGTATTCGATCAAGCACGGGGTAATATGCGTGAACCGTCACTTGAATATGACTATTCCAAAGAGGAAAACTATATCTATGCTGCTGGACAGGGTGAAGGTACGGCGCGGAATGTACAACAGGTGAGTGACAGTGACCGCTATCTTTTAAGCATCTGGAATCGCTGTGAGGGATTCGCCGATGCGAGAAATCAGACAGCTGACAATGGGGTAAGGGAAGCGGGCCGGGCAGCATTAGAAACGGGTAGGCCACGTATACGATTCGCTGCTACGCCGGTTGACACAGCTGGTACACGATTCGGCATAGATTGGGACTTTGGCTATAAGGTGCGGAGTAGGTATAAGAATGTGGAATTTGATACGATTATTCGTGCTGTGACTATCTCGCTTGATGGTAATAGACGCGAGACGATTCAGGCGCGTTTGGATTTTGAGGGATTGGTAAGTTGAGTGAACTGGAACTAATTAAACAGATTGCTAGATTACAACGACAAGTTGATGGCCTGATTAAGCCGGAAGTACCTACGGGCCTGTTTAATCCTGCTACAAGTCTATGGCAAACCTGGACGCTGGTTATTACTCAGGGCGTTGATGTTACCCACTCACCGACATTTGTGAGGTATTTCCGACTTGGTGATCTTGTGGTTGCAGCAGCCAGAACGACGGTATCGAGTTCGGGAACGGGCGGGCAGCATATCCTGATTACTGGTATGCCCGCCCGTGTGAGCGCACATGAAACTAGCACCAGTGCGGTTGGAGTAGGTGTAGTTCGTGTGGTGACGGCATTGACTTATCATGAGTGTACTGTGATTTTTGGCACGACCGGGTTGGCTTTTGTCGATGGTTCGTCTAATAACTTCCTTGGAGCTAATCCTAGTGTTCAATTAGTAAGCGGCTGGACAATCGGATTTACGATTGCGTATGAGGCTGAATAAGTTTGATTACTGATATAGCAGAGAAGCAAGCTGCCGTGGATTCACATCTCACTCAATTTGGGACAATCCTCTAACCGCTTCGCCATGTGCTGTAAATTGCGTTTTACCTCTAGCCGTGCCTCAATGAACTGTGCGTCAAAGTCGGCTTTCAGTTCCAGCGCATGGGGTTGTCGTGCTATGATTTTGGCGAGTGCTTCTATTTCAGCTTTTAATAATGGCGTTTTGTCAGACATTGTTTATCTCCTTATCATAAAATGGGGTAGTGCTGCCCCAGTACACACACTACCCCTATCATCAAAACCGGCATTGTCACCAGGGGAGTTTCCTTTCATACTAATCGCTGCCGGGTAGGATGCTACTTTTTTTGTCAGGCTTTTCGGTTAAGCTCAAACCC